ACCCGCTAGTATCACCAGACCCTACATCAGGCAATGAAGCTGGGTTGACATCAGGATAACGGTCAATAAATTCATCACGGCTTAACCACTCAGTAACAAAACCCCACTCAGCATCCGTTTTATCCAGATCAAACGGCCTGGGGTCTAAGTACACACTCAATGGATTAGGAATCCACTCAATACGGACTTCTTGTTCAAAAGTATCATTACCCTTATATTTGGTTATGACTCTCCAGGCTCCTAAACCACCTGCAACCATTGATTCTGAAGCATTATCATAAACTGTTTCAGCCGTTGATTGGTATTCTATATTCTTAATAATGCCATCAATGACTTTCGCCATTTCAATCGTGGCGTCCTTCGATTCTGGCCTCGTCTTAATTCTGGGTCTGTTGAGACGAATATCCCCAATAATCTGATCCACAAATCGAGGAAGCTGGTTAATCGTCAACGAAGGACGACCATCTGTATCTCGATCCTTTTTAATACCAGCATCCCACTGGTCTTCACCAAGGAAGAACTTCATATCCTTCAGGTATGCTTCCCGGTTATGCTTATCAGCCTCAGCAGCAAGTTTAAGACGCTTAAATGCCTTTTGAAGAAAGGGGTCTTTTTGCCCAGCCATCTGGTATGCTACATCTTCAGACATTAGCGCCGCATCCAATCTGAGTTAGATGAACCAACACGAGTCGGTCTTCGTCTCTGGAGTTCTCCAGAGGAAACCAACGGCTCTTCAAAACTTGTTGCAAAAATTCTAAACCCATCAGCAGCGTGAGATGACCATGAATGGTCTGGTGTCTTAGAGAAAATCTTTTTTTCTGCATCCCACTTCTTGTGATAATCTTTCAAAGCATCAATACCACGACGGCACTTAATTGAGTTAAAAAAGCAACGAGGAAAGATTGAACGAACCGCTTGAATACCAACTTCCACGTCTGCTACCGGCACGACAGTAAAGAAATTAGGCTTGTTTGTCAAAGTTTCAGCCACAGAAATAGCACTCTTTCCTGTTGCAAAATCTCGTTTCTTAATATCATGCGGAGTATAATGCTTAGCGTAAGTATATCTTAACTGATATAGGTGTTTGATATAATGCTCTACGCCTTCCCCAGAATCCTCGAAATAGTCGATGAAATAGATGCTACGATTCTTTTTTTGGTAGAACCATAGAACAGTAGTATCTCGTGTCCCAATATCCCATGCCGTATACACCGGCAATACGGGATCATACTGGATTGACACGCCGATTCGACCTTCCCGTTCGGCTTCTTCCACCAGCCGACCATAGTAGCTTCCGATCATGCTCCCGGTGAAAGAGCAGTAATACTCTTGCTGAAGAAACTCTTCATCCATCCCCGAAAGACGGTCTTCATCAATCATTTCTTCCGTCACCACCGGAAGACCCTGCTCATTAAAAGTTTCATCAACCGTTAATGTCGTCCAATGCCACCGAGGATTGCCTTCTGTTTTCTGCTTTAAGTCATAATAGTGGTTTTTCCCATACGGGGTCGAGTTGAAAATAGCAAAGCCACCGTTTTCCGCAAGGATAGGGCGGAACATATTCCATACTTTAGGATCAGTAAATGCAAACTCAGAAAACACAACACCAATAGGGTTCGTTCCACGGTACGCATCAGCGTTATCTGATCCCAACAGTTGAATAATAGACCCGTTCCACAATTTCACCATCATTTCGGTGTCTTTCGGCTCCCCCTCTATAAGGGCCGATGGAATATGGTCTAAAAACCTGATACCATCCTTCCCCCTCGCTTGCCAAATCGCTTTTCGTGCCTGATTGAGCAGGGGGAAGACGTAAAAATACGTCCCCACTTGTCGGCACGCTTCCGAGATCACAAGATTCCAGCATGTTTTATCTTTCCCTGAACGACGATGCCAACAAAGACCAATCCTCTTAATCCCCTTCTGGAGATCATTAAACGGAATAATCTGATAGGGCCTCGGCGTGAACCGAAAAGGAATCTGAATCTCGGCTGTCCGAGTCAAATCCCCCTCTACATACTTCTGAACCCTCGCGGTTGCACGCTTCGGAGCAGGCATTAGAAGGTTCTAGGAGTGCAAACCGCATCAATGTGCTCATAAATTGCTATCTGATTCTCTGATAACAACACAGATGAAGTATAAATACCATCAGCCAGCACAAATGTTAAATAAACCTGCATGATAACAAGGAATAAAACATATAAACCAAGTTTTCTTTTACCTAACTGAGTAGAAATCCATGACCACGCTCGTTTCATTTCTTCTCCGATTTAGACATCACACTCGTCACATGAGCCAGCATTGCTCTGGCTTTCGCGTTATGCATGTCACCCATTGCCCGATGCATGTCGGCTTTGGCATGAAAAGAATCGGCCATTGCTTCATGTTTCCCAATTTTAGGATTCTTCTTGCGAGCCTTTTCCTTATTTTTTTCCATCTGATCGTAAGTAGATATTTTCATCGGGCTCTCTGCTCTCATTTTTTCACCTTACCTTTAGACATCAGTGATGTAAGACGACCTTCAAGTTCATCGTAAGAAACCCCTTTATAATCTTCCGAGTTCCTCACTCCCTTGGGAAGATTCTCTAGCTGCAAATCTTCTCCAACTTTGACATACCTAGAGAGTTTTGGGTATCTCTTTTTGAATTGCTTATGAGCAAAAGTGTGAGACACGGGTTAATACAACTCTTTCCAAGTCATTGCCCCAGCGCACGTTGACGTTGAGTTCATTGATGTAAGTACAATTGAATAACAATCAGTCACGGTTCCATCAGCGTTCATACAAAGAGGTAATTTATTCTCAGACACAGATTCTCTCAGCAAATTAAGAGATGACCCCACCCCTGAAACCACATATCCACTTTTTACCACGTCTCCGCCCGTCACTGTCGTTCCTGCAACGTCGTATTCAGCTATACTGTTGTCTCCAGCAGACTGCCATGACGGAGAACCGCCCAATGTGCCATTTCTAATAATTTCCCACAAGGCATCATTCGATTTTGCAATAATGGAAAACTCTTGAAGAAAAATCTCTCCACGGTTCTCAAGGGAATTAAAGGTTGCTTTAGGACGAATTGACAAAATCGCTCGTCTAGTCGTGACCCCAATACTTGTAATCCCACTATTAGCTGAACCAGGAAATCCGTCTTGTACTGACCCGCCCTCACTAGCAACTGATGTACAAATTGCTATAAGAGTCGTTGAAGATGCTGATACTCCCAAATTGTCGATACTATACCGAACAGGAAGACTTGCTGTAGACATATAAACGGTTGATAAAGAATTTGCCGCAATAGCTTCGTGACAAAACACTTTCTGTGAACCGAAATCAAATCCAAATCGTACCCGACCCACACCAAGCCATTGCAGATCAATTATAAAAATCTGGGCTTTCGATGGATCAAGAACAATTCCACTTGGCCCTGATCCGTCAAGACGATCTAAATTCCACTCCGTTTGAAATGTAGTGTTATTAACAACACTCCCGCTTGTCTTGGTACGGCGGACCACAGACAAACCAGCACCAGTTTGTTCAAAAAAGACACCGTTATCATTATCAAAATACCCGATACGCTGTCTCACATTTGTTTTAGATGACCCTAACACTCCAGTAATAAGGATTTGCTGGCTCTTACCAGGAAGATACCTGAGATACGAATGGGTCTGCCGTACAGCCGCATCACCGCTTGTCGTACCAACTGTCAGTGCAATAGAACTTTCATTAGGAAGATGTGTAGCCGTACCACCGCTTGTAAGGGTTTCATCCCAGAGTAAAAGTAGCTTGTTATATTGACATTGCGCGTCAAAGAAGGTTGCTTGATTACTAACTCGCATCCTTCCAAACCCATCAAACAGGGGATTCCCAGAAGTCAGGTCTGTAACAGCCTGAATCTTAGGATATTTTTTAAGCACGGATTATCCCCTAACTTTATTTACTCTTGCTACCAGAAGCCAACACGTTGACTGCACCCTTTGCCTTTTTTTGCTGATAGGCTTTGCGATACTTGTCAATTTCAGCCGCGCTCATTCCTTTGGCTTCGTAGCTTGCTTTCGCTTTAGCCCAAGCCGTGTCATTAACCAGTTCACCAGAATCAAACAACTGTGATGCGAGTGATGCCATGATATACCCCCTCTTTTTTAGAACCTGTTTACCAGAATTTCAACTATAGCCGATTGACCCGCACTTGCTATACCAAAAAGTCTTGCTGTCTTATCTCTAACAAATTGGGCGGGGTCCAAAGACATGCCTTCCCCATTCATAAGGGTAAAACCTGTATCATAAGTTACATTAGGCCCACCAAGCCTAATTACCGTTAAATCATCAGCATTGCGAATTATAATAAATTGGCATTTATAATCTGAATTGTAGATCAATGTTGGAGTATCTGTCACAAGCACAGAGGCAGAATTAAACATTTATTCAGCCCCTTTTTTCTTAGGTTCAGGAAAAGCTTTCATTTCTTTTTTTGTTGCTTCTTTCAATTCAGAAATTTGTTTAGTGAACACTTCAATCTGAATCTGTTTAACCCCGATTAAATAGATAAGATCATCAACATTCATATTATACCCTTTAGATAGCAAGTAGAGTTACTTCAGTACCGTTAATCCGCATCTTTACTCGGACTGAAGATGCGCTATCTGCTTGTCCTGTCGCCAGCACTTGAGTACCTTCGCAAAAGAAACTAGGTTCAGTATGTCCTGCTGCAATATCAGAACTATACACTTGAATAGAATCTGCAACTCCTGTTGTTGGCGCAGTACCAGAGCCTATCCCCAATACTTTTACTGCATTAGTCCCAAATGTAGTAATCCCAAACCCTATATTCCCATCTTTATCTATTCTAATCCTCTCGTCATTCGATGAACCAAGAATAAATGAAAGATATGCATTGCCACTTGTTGCATCAACGTGTTTGACTCGGATTCCACCAGCAACATCTGCTCCTGCTCCAACAAGGCATTGAATATACGCGGCACCTACATTATCATAATTAGCAATACGGAAAACAGGTTCCTGGACTGGATCACCTAAGCCGCCTGTGCTCGCCACATCAAATTGTGCAACACAAATACTTGAAGGCTCTGCTGTACCTATTCCAAACCGAAGATTTAATTCATCTACTGTGATCGTTCCAGCAGCATTGAGAAAATATTTTCCCTTTGTTCCATGAACTGTTGATGTAAGATACCCTGTTATGGCACTAGCTGCTGTTCCAAATGCGAAATGCTGCGGTGTCGCTCGCCCTCCAAGTAAAGCATACAGAGTATGTGGGTCTGCGGTCGCAAGATT